ATTGGACGTTTAGAGATGACAAGACACGGGTCCCTGACCCTGACCACTACTTTGGTTTTGTCTATATCATCACCAACAAGAAGAACCACAGAAAATACATAGGATGTAAACAGTACTGGCAGATGCGCCACAGGAAAAGATACAAGCCTTCCAACTGGAAAGTATACACCTCTTCTTCCAAGGAACTGTGTACTGATATAGACAAGATTGGGAAAAGAAACTTTAAGTTTGAGATCATACAAGAGTACGAGACCAAGCGTGGACTGCACTACTATGAACAGTACTATCAGATGGAGAACCATGTTCTTACCTCTGTTCTAGAAGGCACAGACCAGAGAGAATACTATAACAAGAATGTGGGTGGCATTCGTTTCTATGTACCACTGGAGACATATCAGGACCCATCTTATAGAAAGGTGATGAGCGCCAACGGTAGAAAGGGAGGAGCACCCTGCCAAGGACCCTACAAGATTACCTTCAAGACTGGTAAGAGTGTCAGGGTAAAGAACCTGAGAGCTTGGGCAGATCGTAAAGGTTACGGGTATCAGCAGTTATACAAGATAGCAAACAACTACACAGAGAAGGACGGGTACAAGAGACACAAACATAAAGATATCGTAGGCGTGGAGCGTGTAGCAAATGACATGGGGCAGTAGTTACGAGGGTTCTTCCTTTGCTCTTGACTCTGTACTAGATGAGGGTATACATGAATCACATTCTCCTGAGAGAGTTCTGTTCCTTTGTGTTATTCTTCAGCAGCTTCTGGATGCTACTAAACCTAACCATATAAATGATAGCACCTATACATCTTTGACCAGAGAACAGGCAAGGTCATGGCTCACCTCTGAGGTAGGAGTAACGGCAGAAGATAAAGAAACTGTGTGTTTTCTTGCAGGAATTGAACCAGAGGCCTTGACATCTTATGCAAAAAAGATTATAGATACAAAGGAAGTTACGTTTATACGAAAGAGGATCAACGCTATTCTACATGATCCAACGATTAAAGAGGAGATAAAAGAGTATGAAAGTTCAGAGGAGGCCAACAGAAGATCAAGTGGGTGGTACGCACTACAAAGAGTGCAAAATCCAACCCGTTGAATATATTCATGCAAACAAGCTTGGTTTCCTAGAGGGTAACATAGTAAAATATATTACCCGCCACCGCACCAAGGGTGAAGGTGCCATGGATATTCTCAAGGTAAAACACTATGCAGACTTGATTCTTCAGCTTGAATATGATATGAACACTGAAGAAGACAACATCCTGCTTTCTCAAGAGGTGCACTCAGCATGGAACCCAGACTCTATATAAGTGATGAGTATATAATCTTTGAGGGAGAACCCGTGGCAAAGATATGGGACGGTGCCTGTGAGATAGCGGTCAAGAAGTTTGAATATTTTGTCCAAGACATAGAGGAGATTATAGAACATGACCCAGACCAAGACGAATGGAGAGATAACTCTACCAACTAACTACCAGTCATTTATTCATATGTCCCGGTACTCACGCTGGCTAGACGAAGAGCAGCGGAGAGAGACATGGGAAGAGACAGTTGATAGGTATCTGTCCTTTATGGTGCGCCACCTTGGTGACAACTATAGCTATGATCTCTATGGCAAAGAGCTAGAAGAGCTAAGAGATGCAATGCTCACGCTCAAGGTTCTTGGTTCCATGAGAGCACTGATGACAGCTGGGCCTGCTCTGAAGCGTGAGAACGTGGCAGGGTACAACTGTTCTTACCTCCCTGTTGATTCACCCCGGTCCTTTGACGAGTGCCTGTATATCCTGATGAATGGCACAGGTGTTGGTTTCTCTGTTGAGCGTCAATATATCAGTAGTCTGCCTACCATACCTGACCAAGAGTTTGAGAACACAGACGATGTGATCTCTGTTGCTGACTCCAAGGAGGGCTGGGCCAGAGGTCTGCGTGATCTTATCTCTCTCCTCTATACCAACCGTGTGCCCAAGATTGATACCAGCAAGGTACGTGCAGCTGGTGAGCGCCTGAGAATATTTGGCGGTAGGGCTTCTGGCCCTGCACCTCTGGAAGAATTGTTTGACTTTACCATACAGACGTTTAAGAAAGCCAAGGGTAGAAAGCTCACATCTATTGAGTGCCATGATATCATGTGCAAGATTGGACAGGTGGTGGTTGTAGGTGGAGTCAGGAGGTCTGCTCTGATATCACTCTCCAACCTTACTGATGAGCGTATGCGTATGGCCAAGAGCGGAGACTGGTGGGTAGACAACCAGCAGAGAGCACTCTCCAATAACTCTGTCTGCTACACAGAGAAGCCTGATATGGGCATCTTTATGAAAGAGTGGTTGTCATTATACGAGAGCAAGAGCGGAGAGCGTGGCATCTTCAACCGTGTATCTGCACAGCAGAAGGCAGAGTCCAACGGCAGGCGTGATGGGTCCATTGACTTTGGCACCAACCCCTGCTGTGAGATTATCCTACGCCCTTACCAGTTCTGTAACCTGTCAGAGGTTATCTGTAGAGCAGAGGACACCGTGGCCACACTGAAAGAAAAGATCAGACTGGCCACCATACTAGGCACCTTTCAGTCTACGCTTACAGACTTTGGCTACCTGCGTAAGCGTTGGAAAGATACCACAGAAGAGGAGCGTCTGCTAGGTGTGTCTCTGACAGGTATCATGGACTGCCCTGCGGTGTACAATGCCAAGCCAGAGACACTGCAAGAACTGAGAAACATGGCTGTGAAGACCAACAAGAAGCTGGCAGAGAAGCTGGGCATCAAGCAGAGTGCAGCTGTCACCTGCGTCAAACCTTCTGGCACTGTGTCTCAGCTTGTTGACGCAGCATCTGGTATACATGCAAGACACAACCCGTTCTATGTCAGGACAGTCAGAGGCGACAACAAGGACCCGCTGACCATGTTCCTCAAGGACAAAGGTGTACCAGCAGAGCCAGACTTTACTGCACCTGACAGTGTAACTGTGTTCTCTTTCCCCATGAAAAGCCCAGAGGGTGCTGTGTGTAGATATGACATGAGCGCCATTGAGCAGCTGGAACTGTGGCTCAAGATAGCTGACAATTACTGTGAGCACAAGCCATCTGTTACTATCTCTGTCAAGGAGTATGAGTGGTTAGAGGTAGGGTCATGGTGTTGGGAGCATTTTGATTCCCTCTCTGGTATATCTTTCCTCCCGTTCTCTGATCACTCTTACAAGCAGGCACCTTATCAAGATATTGAGAAAGATATCTATCGTGATATGGTAAAGAAAATGCCACCTATCATTGACTGGACAGAGCTACAGGGATATGAGAGGGGTGACACAACCAGTGGATCACAGGAACTAGCCTGCACTGGTGGTGTATGTGAAGTAGTAGACATAGGAGCATAGAGGCTATGTATAAAATAGTTATTATAATGTTTCTTCTGAACCCTGCTGTTGAAGATGCTCTGGAGGTGAGCTTTAAGAATGGTAAGGTGCTAGAGTTTTCAAGAATAGAACATTGCTATGAACACATACACAACAATCTAGCAGAGCTTAAAGAGTTTGCTGGGTTAGAGTTTGGGCCTGATGTTCCTATTAAAAGTATCAACTGTTTTAAAAAGAATGTAGGAGTATAAGAGAATGACATCATATGTAGTTGAAATGAAAGAAGACATGGCAGAGTCATTGACCTGCACAGTTCTAAGACAGATTAGAAAGGACACGGGTGATGGAGGTGTAATGGAAGCGTGTGATATTATCCTTACCTATCTGAACCCGGTCAAGGAGTTTCCCGACTCTGGGTTTACAGATAGTTTTGATGCAAAAGCAACGGAGGCGTTAAGATGAGGCAGTTTATATTTGATTGTTGGAACGGTGTGATGAACGCAGAGATCAGTCCTTTAAAAAACATAAAGGACTTGCAGGTAAGACACCTAGTTCTGCAAACACTTGCTTGGATGTGGTGCATCACATTCTCAATTATGATAGGAGATTTATTATTCTTTGGGTATACTCTTATTGCACACACTGTTCTTATAGCTGCCATAGTTATAACTGTGAGCACGTTTGAAACTGCTAGAAGAAGTCCTAACAGTTTTAACTTTGTCAAGAAATATCATACACCCTCCAGAAGCCGATACCAGTGGCACAACGGTAAGAAAATAGTTTATCCAGCTGGTGACCCCGGTGGGGAGCATGAGTGAAATTAGACTGGCTAACAATTGTTACCTCTTTGGTATTGACTAGCTATCTTGGCTATGTTATAGGTGCAGCTGTCATCAACACTGTGTGCGGAGGATGTTTAGTAGAATGAACGGTATGGAAGTTACACTGATAGATCACATGGGTTCTGACCTGACAGTGGTAAACGCTGCCAGAGTTTCCTTCAACAAGGAATCAGACTGGGAGTCAATACCAGAGGCAGGACCTGTGCGTGATCTACTTAATGAATCAGATGAAAGGCTGATCAACTACCTTGCCAAGCACAATCACTGGACACCCTTTGCCCACACCTCTCTCCAGTTTAGGATCAAGGCTCCTATCTTTGTGGCCAGACAGCTTGGTAAACATCAGGTGGGTCTGGTCTGGAACGAGATCAGCAGGAGATACGTTGACTATGAACCAGAGTTCTACTACCCAGAATACTGGAGAGGCAAACCAAAGAACAAGAAGCAGGGTAGTTCAGAGGAAGAGATAGATATCAACCCTCCCACTGGTTCTGGTCGTGCCATGGTAGATGACTATGAACAAGCTATTGAAAGGTGTAGGTGGACATACAATGAACTACTAAGAAAAGGCGTGGCACCAGAGATGGCACGTATGGTCCTCCCTCAGAGTATGTTTACTGAGTGGTACTGGACAGGTAGTCTTGTCTCTTTTGCCAGAGTTTGTTCTCTTAGAATTAAATTAGACGCACAGGAAGAGACCAGAGATATTGCTTCTTTGATAGAGATAGAATGTGCCAAGTGTTTTCCTACCTCTTGGGAGGCATTGATATGACTTTTGCCAGTAGTCTGTATCAAGAGGTAATACTTGATCACGCTAAAAACCCACACAATTTTGGTGAACTTGATCAATACACCTGCACAGCAGAGGGCAACAATCCTATGTGCGGTGACCAGCTAACCGTTTATATTGATGTTCAAGATGATATTGTTTCCAATGTAAGTTATAGAGCTAGAGGATGTGCAATTAGTATTGCCTCTGCTTCCATCATGAGTCAGAAAATAAAGGGAAAGACAATAGAGGAAGTAGAAATACTTTTTAATAAATTCCATAGATTATGCCTTGGAGAGGACATAGAAGAAGATGATGAGGATATGGAATCACTAAGGATTCTGTCTAACGTAAGTCAGTCTCCGTCCAGAGTGAAGTGTGCTACGATGAGTTGGCATGCTATGATATCTTGCTTCCGTAGCTCAACTGGATAGAGCAACAGACTTCTAATCTGTAGGTTGCAGGTTCGAGTCCTGCCGGGAGCGCCAACAACATAGGAGATAGATAGTGAAGTTATACACAACTGATGAGGACTTTGATACACTGCACTTAGCAGTAGATAAAGCTAGAAAGAATGCCAAAGATATAAAGGTTCCTAGACAAGCACTTATAAATCTACTTATGGATCATTCACATTTAGTAAAGTTAGTAAAAGAATTAGGCGGTGATGTAGATTTTAGTTGACTTTACATATAAGATATGGTATTATTCGTAATATAGTAGAGAATACTTTTGGTTCTCTACATTCTAACTGAGATGCTGAGTTGTCGGGTCTCTTAACAACTTGCTGAAAAGGAGTTTACATGATGAACGATGTATTCAAAACACAATTGACCACTGATATGTTCAACAGAATGCTAGGCATGAATAACCTAGTAGCTGCTCTCAACAACATCAGTTATGAAGATAACAAGTATCCTCCTCACAACGTATACAAAGACGGTGCCAACTATGTGGTGGAGATTGCTCTTGCTGGTTGGGAAGAGGATGATATCTCTGTCATTGTAGAGAACCTTGAACTTACCATCAAAGGTGAGAAGCAGGACTCAGACACACCTGCAAAGCATATGGCTTACAAGGGTATCTCTACCAAGAACTTTAGTAAGAAGTTTGTGCTTGCACCTCACTATGTGGTGACAGATGCCACGTTCAAGAACGGTTTACTGACCATTGAAGTCAAGCATTTTCTACCAGAAGAATTAAAACCTAGAGAGATTAAAATCTCTACTTAGAGCATATCTCTTCCCATGTTTCATTATGGGTAAGAATAGTTCTGGCTGTGGTTGGAGTGAAGATATCCTCTTCATGTACAAGGATAGGCTTCACCCAACTACAGTTACTTTGGGAGGCCCCAACGCTTATGCAGCTGCTCAGAGACAGCATCGCTATGAATACGATCAATCCTTCTTTCAACTTCATTAGCCTTCTCCACTATCTCTGATTCTTTTTCTAGTATATCTACCTGTGCAGATTTCTTCCCTGCTCTATAAGCAAAGAGCATAGGTATAACCTTGGTGATAAAACCTATGATGTTACCAAAGATAGAGAGCATCAGGTATCAATCAGTTGGGTGAGGTCCATCAAGTGGATGTTCATTCTTTGGCTTCATCTACTTTTTCCGTAACGCCTTCAGCCACCTTGACTTCAATCTTTTCAACTGGCTTTTCTCCAGTCTCTTTTGCTTTACCAAAGGTAAGAGACGCCCACTCAAGAAGCTTATAAGCTTTGCCTAGCCAAGAGTCAGGGTCAGGAGTTTTGGTGCCACCAACAATTACACTGGCCACCACAACAACACCTAATACTGCTTCAATAATTTCTGCTTTGTGCATAAGAATAGTTTCAATCATCGTCCAGTATCTCCTGTGTAAATTTATTTGCTCCAGTTATTAGATCATTCTTGATGTACTCTAGGACAAAAAGAAGTGACGTTGATTTTATGTTACCAGCCATCACATCCTCTGCTAGATCACCGTCCTTGAACATAAGGAGGACAGCACCGTCAATGCTTTCTTCTTTTACTCTTTCTTCAAGAAGCGTAACACATTTCTTCAGATGCTGCAATGCCTGTTCTTTACCCTCTTCATTCAAGCTACCATCTGGGTTTAGAATTGTTGAGTTTGTAAACTTAACTACATCCCCCATTGTTGATACCCTTTCCATGGTTCTGGTTTCTCAATGTCCCATATCTCCTGACCCATGCCTGCACCCTTGAACTGTACGTCTAGGTCCATATCCTTACAGGTCTTGAACAACTTCTCTAGGTCCTGTGCACCTGCCAGTAACTCTCCCGTTGTCCAGAAGCTCTTGTCTCCTACAGATACATTAAGATACTTTGGCTTACCCTCTTCATCCAGAGCCTTCTGGTCATCTTCAGAGGGGTCCTTCCCAAGGCTCATGTCAAAGCCATAGAGATGAAACTGCCTAAAACCTATGGTGTGTCCAATGCCAATGGTCCTGAGACCAGCATTGGTTCCTCCGGTGATCATCAGTGCATCTTGTCCTGACCCTTCGATGCCTCCTTTGACAGCTTGAGAGAAGGCGTGCCAGCCTACAACGTGAGCACCTCTCTCTTGTAGCAGGTCCACCACAGATGGATCAGTCATAGACGCTACCCAGAAGTGAGTACGTGGGCTGATGTTTTCAAAGAGTGTGCTCCTGACCACACCGTGAGTGGACACACCCTCCACTGGTCTTGGATCAAGCAGGGTACATGCCCAAGGCACAAGCCCGTTATCCATCAGGATGGGCAGAGAGTGCTTGACACAGACAACCTTGACAGTCTTGTTACCCTCTTCCAGCATCTCTTTATCTTCTTTGATTTGAGCAACATCCAGAGAGGGACCAGCAGATACAACAAAGATAATCTCGTTATTAATCCTACACTTCTCATCAATCCAGTTGTCAATCTTTGTTAGATTTGCTTTGATGTTGTTCTGAATATCATCAGAGGGTACACAGTCCTTGGGCGTTACAATGATAGGAACTCTGGCCTTAAACTTAGGCAGGTCAGGATCAAGAACTAAACCCAGATGTGTAAACCCACCACCTTTAACAGTATCATTAGAAGGTACGACGTATACATTTGCATCCTTTCTTTCTTTAATCTCTTCTGTCCAGAGCTTATTAACACCTCTGTTTTCTTCTTCTGGCCAACGGTCATTGTCATCTTTACTAAAATAGTCATCTATGACAATAACTTTGTTGTGCATAAGTTGATGATAGTCGTGAGACACAGTTTCATAAGAGTGACCACCGTCAATGAACACAAGATCAGCCACGGGTTTATCTGTCAGAGTATCATTAGTATCACCTTCAACTAACTTAAACTCAAAGGTCTTACCTTCTTTTTCTTTTTCTATGGCGTACTCTGATAACCGTTTTAATACGGCCTCTACATTATTAGACTGTTTAGAATTAAACTCTCTTTTGTTAATCTTTGGTGTAGTTGTACTAAACAAATCATATCCTGTGTAGGTTACCTTGTCATGGTAATCAAAGGCAGCTTCTGCCATCTGTATGGCTCTACCGCCATTATAGGCACCAGTCTCAATAAAGCTACTACACTTGTAGAAGTGAATCATCTCACTAATTTGTTTATATCTTTTGTGGTGTTCAAGACTCAAATCTTCTGTCTTGAGATTACCTTTAAAGTGCTCCATCTTCTGTGCTAAAACAGAAGAGTTAAATGCATTAAGATCAGGAACATCAGGCGTTAGGTTCAGTGCATGTAGTCCATGGTACTGGTGCAGCTTGAGCAGACGCTCAAAGATAAAACCATCGTGCCATTCTCTGAAGGCAGTTACCTCATAGTTGTCATATGTCTCGCGCAGGTCAGCTAAAAAATCTTTTGCAGGTCTACCTTTGAGATTGAAAGCAACAAAAGATGTCTCACTATAGTCAGCAGCTGTACGCCCCAGATGTACAATGTCATATTCTTCATCACACACAGACTCAAGAAACTCTTTGGTAACAGGAGAATGTGTTATGGTATCTGCATCTAACCAGATAAGCCAGTCTTTACCCTGTAGCATATGAGTATCAGAGGCAGTCTCTGTCAGAGCGTAGACTTTGTGACACCACTTGATAGCGTCTAGTCTCCAGTTATAGTCAATAACTCCACCCTCTGTACCGTTGTGCACCTCCATCTTTTCTCTGTATTTGAGCATATCTTCTACGTTGTTTAGGTTACAGTAGTTGATATGTTGAGATGGTATGTCTAACTCTTTGAACCTAAGATAGAAGGCTTGTTCTCCAAAGTCATGGAACCAAGCATGTAGTTTTATGTCCTCTTCCCAGTGATCAGCAAAGGAGTTGAGCATGTTTCTCCCGTACAGTTCTAGCCCGTCAGGGTTAAAGGATGTTACGATGTCATACTTACTCATGCTAGAATATCTCCACTATTTTTCTAAAACTACTCAGGCTAAATTCAAAGTGATCAAGTTCTGCTTCCCACTCTTCAGCATATTCACTGTCTTGGTAACCATCAAACCAAGGACCGCCAAGACTAAAATGCACAGCGTGGATGTCATTAATCCCATGGCTAACACCGGGAATAAAAT